CAAACCTTGGAGTATTGATGGATAACAATGTTTGTCCCTCATGTGGAAGCAAGAATCTTAAACCATCCGATGCTACATACTTTACAAGCTCTAATGAATTTCCTGTTTACAGGTGCGGAGGATGTCATTCACCGTTCATAAGAAGCAAATCTAGTATAAGCTCTGGCCCAACGGAATTAAGAAGTATTGCGAGGTAATACTTGACAAAAGCGTATTTAAGGATTATATTATAATATATGCTTGTTCGCAAAATAAAAAACGTTGAGCACAGGGTATATGATGATAAGAAGGAGTTTCGCCAATACTGTCCTGATGACAAATTAACTCGCAATTGGAGGGATGGCACCGAAGGTAGCTGGGTAACGACTGACGACGGAAAAGTCTGTCAAGTTCTAAAGCGGGGTGAGCTTAGAAACAGTCAGTCTACGGGCGTGTGTAATTACTATATTAGGACAGCTATTGGCTCTTTTGTCTGTAGAGATGGAATGAAGATGGAAGGAGAACTTAGGAAGAATATGTATTCTTTCGGATCTGACGAAACTTCTCTGTACCAACAAAAGATACATAGAAAGAAACCCACTAGAAGGGAATTCTTGTTTGCTAAGTACGTTGCACAGGGTGATGGCATCTCCGAGGCATTTATTAAGGCATACCCAACCAATAATGAAAAGTATGCAGATTACCAAGGTAAGATTTTATTAAGTACCGAAAGGGTTAAGAATTTGATTAGAGAAGAAGTAGACAAGGTTTTACACGAAGCTGAGATAACTCCATTGTACTTACTTGAGAAAATGAAATCTGTTATAGATAATAGAAGCGCTCAAGATAAAGATAAGATACAAGCCATTAAAACACTAATGCAAATAAGCGGCATGATGGAAACCGATAAGCGAACTGAATCTGTTACGTTATTTCAAGGATTTACAAAGGAGCAACTAGATGCTATCCAAGGCGGAAATTCAAAAAAACTCATTGAAGCTTCGAGAGAAGTCGAAAAATAAATATTGTATGATATGTGGGTTCTCAATGTGGGAACATACATCTATATGGTACAACGTCTCAGAAGATTATTTTTCTGTAGAATGTTGTGAATGCTTTTCATCTTATGATGAAGACTTTGAGATAAAAATGCCCGGATTAATATTTAATTATGGAGAATCGTAATGAAAACAGTTAAATTTGATTTAATACTAAAAGTACATAATGATTTAGAAGAAGATGAATTAAAGAGTTCTTTAGAATTATATCTTATAAATGATAATGTTATGCATTCTGTTGTTGCAAAAGTTATCGGAGATCACGACGCTCCTGAGAATTTTTTCATACATTCAATGGAATTAAAGGAAAAAAGAAAAGCTAAAAAGAATCCCGTACAAAGTAGCGAGAAAAACGGTATACGTGAAAAAGAGTGGGACGTAGTCTAGGAATGAAACTAGCTGTATACGGAACACTTAGAAACGGGAATAAGAATACTGGTAGAGTAGACAATACTTCGCTTGTTTATCCCGGCCATCAAAAGTTTCCTGCCATGATACAGGATTACAAAGGTAAGGGAACGGTTGTTGAGGTTCATGATGTAACTAGCGAGGATTTAGCCCAATACGATATGTATGAAGGAATCAATGTTGGCCTCTACGAAAGGGTGAAGGTCAATGTAAATATGGATAGTGGAGATGAAATCAAAACTTGGGTGTATGTTGCCGGCCAGAAGCTTCTTGATATGGTAGATATTTTCGAAGAGATTCCAAATGGAGATTGGTACGATAGAAAAGTTTAATATAATTCCAAATGATATAAATGAAAAAGAGCGTGTACTCAACATGGTTTCGAAAGATCTGATTGCGTTTGGCCAGCTTTTTCTGCCTGATGACTTTATGAAGTCAAAGCCGGCTCCATTTCACCATGAAGTTGGAGGATTGTTTTTAGATAGTACCATAAGAAGACTTTGTCTTGTATTGCCTCGCGGACATACTAAATCTACTTTAGCTAAAGCTGCGCTACTGCACAGGTTGTGTTTTAATCCAAAAGGTAAGAATGAATTTGCAGCTTGGGTATCAGAAGAACAGGGACAGGCGGTTGACCATCTTAAGTATATTAAAAGCCATTTAGAGTATAACCCTGCCTTAAATTATTATTTTGGAGATATGGTTGGCAATAAGTGGACTGAAAAAGAAATCACCACTTCTAAGGGTGATAGAATTATAGCCAAAGGTACAAGTCAAAGACTTCGTGGTAGATCAGAACTAGGTCTTCGTTATACAAAAATTATTCTTGATGATTTTGAATCTGAATTAAATACCAAAACTCCGGAAAGACGCAAGGAAATTAAAGAATGGCTTATGTCTACGGTGTATCCGGCTCTTGAGGAGTCTAAAGGTAATGAAGGTTCTATATGGCTTATAGGAACAATCGTCCACTATGATTCTGCTTTGCAGGGAATATACGATGGTTATCTTCAAGCAAAGGAAAACAAAGAAGACTATACTTGGGAAATGGTATTTCACAGGGTAATAGAGAATGATAAGCCGTTATGGCCTTCTTATTTCCCAAAGGAAAAGATAGCAAGTATAAGAAAAGATTATGAGTATGTTGGTCAGCTTCATAAGTTTGCCCAAGAGTATATGAATGATGCCAGAGATTTAGAGAGTGCAAAATTTAAAATAGATAAGATTAATTATTTTGATGGACAATTTAAGGGTAAGAACAATCAAGCCTATATTATTACAAAAGAAGATGCTATCCCTGTTAATGTGTATATGGGTGTCGATTTGGCTTACGAATCTTCCTCCAAACATGATTATCAGGTTATTGTTGTTTCTGGTATTGATAGTGATAAAAATATTTATGTGATAGATATTTTCCGAGAGCATATACCGCTTTATGATATGCCAAGAAAGATATTTCAATATGCAAAAGAATACCAGCCGCTAAGAAGGGCAAATGTAGAACACGTTGGGGCGCAGGGAATAATTCGAGATGCTGTGAATGAATTATCTGGCAAGGATAGAAAGATGGCTCCCGGAATAGCCCGCGGTGTAAGACCGCCTTCCGGTATTAAGAAGGAAGATAGATTGGAATCTCTTCTTTGTCCAATAGTAAACAGGGGAAAGCTTTATATAAAGAAGCAGCATAGTGACTTAGTTGACGAAATGTTTCATTTCCCAAAAGCAAAGAACGATGACATTCTTGATGGACTCTGGTATTCGGTAATAAACGCAAGAGCTCCATTGAGTGCTAAGTTTGATGCTGAAAATTTTGAGGAAACTATTGAAGATAAAAGAGAATTTTTAGGTAGAAAGATAATGAGAAGTTGGATTACTGGTCAAAGAATTTAAAAAAAATAAAAAAAAGACTTGACAAATGCATGTTTTACGCTTATATTATATTATATAAGTTAACTTTACGTATTCGGGGGATTTAATATCGCTAGCGAACAAGATTTTGTGCAGGTAGATGAGGCACAAAAGAATTTAGATCTGTGGAGAAGATGGCGGGATGCTCGGTCAGAGTGGGATACCGAGGCAAGAGATGCCGTTGATTTTGTCCTAGGAAATCATTATACAGAAGAAGAGTCTGCAGCACTTAGTGCTGTTGGGCAGGGTGATTTTATTATTGACAGAGTTTACGCTGCCGTTGATAAACTCAAATCTTTGCTTACTTCAAGGAATCCAAAATTTTCCGCTATTGGAAGAGAGGACTCTGATAACAAACTTGCTCAAGTTTGGAAAACAATATTAGAATATTGCTGGGATATCTCCGATGGAGACATGCAGTTTAAGCAAGCTGTTCACGACTATGCTGTGACGGGAATGGGATATTTTTATGTATATATAGACCCCGAAGCTGACTTTGGTAGGGGCGATGTTAAATTTACTTATATAAATCCATTCAGAGTTTATGCAGACCCAGCATCTAGAAATAGATATTTTGATGATGCATCTTCTATTATTCTATCCACGGTACTTACAAAAGATCAGATTATTTCCTTATATCCAGAAATAGAAGAATCTTTACCCGAAATAGATACCATGACGCAAGAAGATGATTATCCATCTTCGAGTAGAAAAAATTCTTCAGGATCATTTACTCCTGATGTGATAAAGGATTCAGATACCTTTGGGTCTGAAAAATATAGAATACTTGAAAGATTTGAGAAGGTTAAGGTTCCATACTACAGACTCTTCAATAAGCAAAGCGGTGAAGAAAAAGTTATTGATATGGAGACTTTCGAGCAGATTTTAAGTCAAGATTCACAATTAATAGAATCGGGGCTGGTAGAAGCTGTTGAAATAAAGCAAACACGCATTCAAGTCACAGCTACAATGGGGCAGTTCCTACTTTATCAACAAGTCCTCAATACTGATGTTTATCCCGTAATACCAGTCCCAAATATTTGGACAAATACACCCTATCCAAAATCAGATGTATCAAAAGTTAAAGACTCACAAAGGTTAATTAATAAGCTTTTTTCTTTAACATTAAGCCACGCTCAGGCATCAGCTGGTCTTAAGCTTCTTGTTCCGGAAGGAAGCGTAGATGATGTTGGTCAATTGGAAAGAGATTGGGCTAACCCAAATGCTGTATTAGAATATAATCCAGAATTTGGAGAACCACACTTTCCAGCTCCACAGCCGCTTGCTGGCGAATTTTACCATTTAATAGATAGGGTGGAGCATTATATAGATTTAAATTTTGGAATTCCTGAATTAATGCAGGGATTCAAAGAAAAAGCTCCCGATACAGTAAGGGGAACAGCTATGCTTTCGGAAATGGGAGAAAGCCGTGGTCGTTCTAAATTAAAAGATATAGAGGGAAGCTTAAACCAACTTGGAAGATGCATATACAATATAGCAAAAGGGCATTATAAATTCCAAAAAACATTTAGAATCGTGCAACCTAATAATGACTTAACTGAATTTTCAGTTAATAATAGGTTATATGATGACAAAACCAACGAACTGCAGACGATTGATAATGATATATCATTAGGTCAGCATGATGTTCGTATAATATCAGGATCGACTTTACCGTCAAATAAGATAGCAGAATACAATATGTATCTTGATGCGTATAAGTTAGGATTGATAGATGATGTCGAGGTCTTAAAGAAAACAGAGATCTATGACAAAGAAGGTGTATTGCAACGCAAAGGCATGATGGCAAGAATGCAGTCGCACATACAACAACTAGAAGGTCAAATAAAAGAGCTTACTGGTGACTTACAAACAGCAGACCGCGAAGCGGTTCATGCTAAGAAACAAGTCATCACTGAGAAATTTAAGACCGATTTGAACGAGATTGCCTCCGACGCTAAGTATAAGGAAAGAGTCAAGATTAGTCAACTAGAAGGTGTGATTGACAAAGCAGATGTTCGTGCTGAAGCTGCGTTAGCTGTACAAAAGGCGAATAAAGGGAGTTCCTCGAAAAATAGGAGCGCACAAAATAAACAATAATCATAGGTTTAACTTCTTCGTGGTATCTACGGGTGTCGCGGACTAAAGAAGAAATCTAAAAGGAGGTTATATGGAAGATCAAGTGCAAAATAGTGTAGTTGAACAGAATGTTGGTCAAACAACACGTGAGGGTTTGGACGTATCGATGCCAGATGTCGAATTGGCTTCGGACATTCCAAGTGTTCAAGATGGCGTAATTGATGAAGGAAATAGAAGAGCACCTAATTTAATAACTAAAGAGGGTGACGAATCCGAAGTTAATTTTGCTACTGACTGGGAAGGTGAGACTAGGAAGTTTCAGTCTATGTATGATAAACAAAAGGCTGATTATGAAAAACTTCAGGGTGATTATAAGAATCTTCAACCGATGTCTGAATTACAACAAGTTCTCGAATCGAGACCTGATGTTGTTGAGGCAATACGTGATAAATTAGAAGGTAAAAGTTCTCAGGAAACTATACGCGAACAAGATGATACCAACACAGTTGATGAGTCATCTTTTGACCCATGGGAAGCCTATTACAAACCAGAGTCGGCTTCATTTAAAATGAGGACGTCTCAAGAAAAGGCTTTAGTAGATGAGGCAGTTGGACAACATATGTCTCAAATACAAGGCCAAGTAGCGTTGCAGAATTTGCGTAATGAGTTATCTAATAACTACAACATGAGCGATGAAAAGGATATCAATGATTTTATTGACTTTGCTACAACACCGAGGGATCAATTACCAATTGACTTGTTAATTGATGTCTATCGGAAGCATTACAATAAAGGATCAGATAATGTTTCTCCGAACATGGAGGCAGTTAAGGCAGCTCAAAGCATTCCACGGACTGCTGGAATTCTTCAAGGTGGCGAGCCACCAAGAAAGAACGAACAGGATTCCGCTTGGGATAGAATTTTGCAAGCAGGGCAAGCAGGGAGAATTCCCTAATTAATATAATCAAATAGGAGGTAACAAATGGCTGTTACACAAGGAGTAAAATCCAGTTATGATATTACAGCTGCTGCCACTAGTGCTGGTGTAGGACAAGCGCCTGACCGCCGTCGATTATACGATTTCTCAGATAGGGTTGCCGAATTGGCACCAGAGGAATCACCGTTTTTTGTATATCTTTCAAAGGTTGCAAAAGTACCAACGGATGATCCTGTATTCCGATTCTTAGAAAATCGTTCAAAAATCGATTGGTCTAGTCGTGATTTCTTACTAGCTAGCGCACCGGGGACGGTTGTGGCAGGTAGTTCTTACTCATTCACAGTTGACGCAGATAGCGCAACTGGTGGAAGTGTTTCAGGTGGTAGTGCACCTGGATTCTTAATAAAAGGTATGGTGTTTTCAGTAGCTTCACTTGGTAAAAGTGCTTCTGCTGGTTACTCGCAGGTTTTAGTTAGAATCGAAAGCGCTCCAATTGTTGGTAGTTCTTCTACCACATTCACTGGAAAAGTTATTGACTTTTCTGCTTTAACTAACTCAGGTGGTGCTATAAGCGGTGAAGACGCATTGGCAAACAATGATCTATGTCAAGTAATTGGTACTTCATTTCAAGAAGGTTCAGCATCTCCAGATGCATGGTCTAGTGAAATTGAAGACAATTATGGCTATACACAGATCTTTAAAACGGCTTGTGAAATGTCAAATACAGCGATCGCAACACGCTATCGCGGATATGCAAACGAATGGGAACGCATTTGGGCGATGAAACTTCGTGAGCATAAAGTTGACATTGAAAGAGCTTTATTGTTTGGTCAAAAAGCAAGAGTAAGTTCAATTCAATACACAGAAGGTGTAGTCGGACATATATTAAAGAATGGTGTCGCACAAATTGGTGACGCAGATCTTTCTTATACATCTGGTCAACCTTACTTTAGAAGTGTAGAAGATTCTGAACTAACATATGACAGATTACTTTCCGACATGGAAGTAATGTTTGATCCAGCACGTGGTGGTGCAAGTGAGAAACTAGTTCTTGCAGGTCTTCCTGTAATTAGTTTCTTTAACAAACTTGGAAAAGATTCATTCTTAAGTACAAGTTTGTCTCATAATGCTCACGCAGCATTAAGTGCTTCTGCAACACAACCAAACCAATCTCCTCATCGTATGAACATGCAGGAGAGGAATGGCGCATTTGGTCATAAAGTGTTCACAATTGAAACCGTTCACGGTACAATGCACTTAGTTAAAGAGCCGTTGTTTAGAGGTATGACTTCTAATTTTATGGCTATGGTTGATATGAGTCAGATTGCATACCGTCCACTAGTTGGAAATGGTATTAATCGTGACACAGCAATCTTGTCTAACGTTCAAAACGCTGATGAGGATTTGAGAAAGGATATGATTCTAACCGAAGCAGGATTAGAAATTACATTACCTGAATCTCATTCACTCTACAACGTAGAATTTTAGGAGGTTAGAATATGAAAACTAGCGTAATCAATAAAAATAGTGGAGATTATGGAAAACTTACAAACGTACAGTATTCCAAGGATCTCGCATTTGCAACCGGAAGATGGCAGGATTTAGTCAGAAATGGCGAACTTACATCTTTGGCTGTTACTGATGCAACAGTTGATGCTGGCATTACTTTAGTAGCAAACTACGAGTATTTATCAGCATGGACTTCTGATGCAACTTCAGCAATCGTTTTACCCGCAGCTATTGAGGGTACTCTTATTGCTTTTCAGCAAACTGGTGAAGCAGATGCAGCTAACGCAATGACAATAACTGCAGCTGGTGCTGACACCTACGAGCCTTATCAAGAGGTTCATATTGGTACAGGTATTCCAGCGCAGCAGGACGTTTCTGTTGCAGGTGACACTATACTTACTATAACTCCAGCAGCTACAAATGGTGGTTGGGGTTCAGTTGGAAGTTCATTTATGTACTATTGTAAGAATAATGGCGAATGGCTTGTTAAGGTTAACGGTGCTTTAAATGGCACTGGTGCAACTGGGACACTTGCTTTTAGTTCATAATAGTAATAAAAGATAACAGTTTTGGATACTGTGGGGCTATTCGTATAAAGGTTTAGCCCCTAAAATCCTAAAAATTTAAATTAAGGAAATAGAAAATGGCTGTTTATGTTGCAGGAAATACAGATGTAAAAGTATTTATTCACGATCCCAAGCCGGGAACTAAAACTCAAAGTGCTGGTCAAATTGCAAAAGATGTTTTTGACCATATAAACGCTCTAGACTCTACCAATAGTAAAGTTATATCTATATCGCATTGTGCATTAAAAGGCGATAAGATTATGACCATGGTAGTAAGTGGTGCTTAAAACTAAGTGTCAACATTGCGATAAACCAAATCCAGAGAATTGGTTTTATTGTAGAGATTGTGGAAGAAGAGCTACTCCTCCGAAGTTTACTACTAATTCATTTATTATAAGTGAAGTTGGGAAAAGGACGGATGTAGAATTTAATACTATTTCCTATGAAGAAAGTTTTGATAAAATGAATAAAGCCGATAGTCGGTGGAAGGGGTTTTGATATGCCTTATGGAAAAGGAACTTATGGAAGCACAGTTGGTAGACCTAAAAAAAAGAAAAAGAAAAAGAAATCTTCTAAAAAGAAGAAGAAATAATTAAATGGCAAATTTTGATGCACAAGTAATAGACCTAGTAGGATCATCTTGGACTGAAGATCAAGATGCGGTAAATCAGTTTATAACTGAAGGGGCTAATGAAGTTATCAATGCTATGCCTCGCTCTATGCAGGAGCGTGTAGCGGAAGAAACAACAGTTACCTCTGGTACGACTAAGTCTGAAGGGCATAAAGTATTATCTATGACGCGCAATAATGGGACAATAGATCAACCTTGTCGTCGTATACCAGCTAATAAAAGGGGTAGGGTTGCTGATAGCGATGATATGGAATATGCGACAGCAACAGATCCTGCATATTATATTAACGACGGTAAATTTAATATACTCCCATCTGGTGGAAGTGGAAATAAACTTGTATCAGTTCTTACATATAGCCAAGAAAGTGGTACTATATTAGATGCTAGCGGTATTGATACAATTGCTAATTTTCCAAATGAAGCTGAATACTTAGTTGTTTTATATGCTGCTTTAAAAGCATTACAACAAGCTATGAATGGTAAATCGTCATCGCTACCGACTGATGTTACTTTGCCTACATTGGCTTTTCCACCAGCCCCAGTCGCACCAACAATTAATACAATATCTTATACTGATGCAGCTAATGAGGATGCATTGGTGGATGTTATTTCTGTTCCATCAAAAATAGATATTAGTTCAAATGCTCCTGAGTTTATTACTTCACCATTGGATACAGATTTTGTTAGAGTTAATACTTTGATAGATACTGATGAGGATATAGAGTTAGCTTCATCTAAATTGCAACAGATACAATCTCAGATTTCTGAGTTCAGTATTAATATTCAAAAATCTAAAAATGTATTTGATAAAGACAATGTTCGTTATCAAATGGAATTCCAAGAAGAGGTAACAAAAGTAACTCAAGATTTACAAGCAGAAGTAGAAAAATTTAGAACAAAGGCAGCAATTGCCCAGTTCAATAAACAGCAAGACCAGTCATTGAATTTAGCAAATGCTGCTAAACAGGTAGAAGATGTAATAGCCGACAATAATAGTAAGATGCAAAAATATGCTAGTGAATTACAGAAATATCAGGCTGAAGCATCTAATGAATTGCAAAAATATCAGGCTGAGGTTGCATCTGAAATTCAAAATTATAGCGCAAAAATAACTAAACAAGTTACAGATTATCAATGGTTGGTAAGTCAGCATCAAAATTTGACGGCAGATTATCAACGTGGTTTGCAACTATTAACTGGTTCATCGGCTCCGCGTGGTCAATAATTAAAAAGGAGAAAAATAATGGCGGCAAATAAAGCAATCGTTAGTATATCAGCATCAGTTTTACCAGATGATATGAAAGTATCCGTTGGTGGTACTATTGTTTATGATTTAAACGATATGGCTGGAGATGCTTCTAAGTGGGTGTCTTATGCTCAAGATATAGATAATTCAAGTGAAGCATTAATTGTAGCAGATATAGGTTATTTACAAGGAGATGCTGGTAATACAACCCCAACAAGAACTGCATCTGGCGATATGTACGAGTTTGTAGTAATAAAGCATTCCGGATTTCAAGCTGATGGTACAACTGTTTCTACAGATAATTTATATATTAACTTTACCCATGGTACAGCTGCGGCAAATGCTACTGGAAACTTAGTTTTGGAACCAGGAGATGTATGGTGGGGTAGATTTGCAGGTACAGCAGATACTGCTGATTTTACAGCTATTGCAGCTTCAAATGATATCAAAGTATTAATTTATGCTGTTTTAGATGATGTATAATGGCTAAAGAATTAGTAACATTACCAACTACGCCTTCTTGGACTGTGACTGCTTTGGGTACTACGCCAGCATTTACATCGGTAGAACTTCCATCTATTACTTGGATTTTAAGTGGAGGATGGAAAGATGCTAATTTTGTTTGGGAAGATGAAACAAGAAATTGGGAGCACATGGGTATGCTTGGAAGGGATTCAGATTAATGGCTGTTCATGCGTTAACTGTTAAAAAAATTATATCAATGGTAAGGCAAGTCTTTCCAGATGCGCCAGAAACTTATACTATGGCTTTGATAAACGAGGCATTAGTTGAGGCTGGTAAGTATAAAACAAAAATTGAATATGCAAAAGCCGATGCTGTTGAGGATCAAATGTGGTATACTTTAAGCGATACCAATGCTGGCATTGAAGTAAATAAAGTAATGCGAGTTGATCTTAAAGACAGCAGTGGTGATTATATAAGAATACCAAGGCTTCTTGACAATGAAGTACTTAAAATGGATATAACATAATGGCTGTATTAGCACAAGAAGTAACAACAGTTCTTTGTGTAGCTGATTCAAGCTCAAGTTTAAGTGGTAAATATTTTACTATTTCTGGAATGGGTTCAGATTTTGAACAAAATGATTATCATGTATGGATTGATGTAGGGAGTGCAAGTACTGAACCATCGGGATTATCTTCAACTGGAGTAGAAGTAAATATATCCGCAGATGCGAGTGCGGCTACTGTCGCTACGGCGGTTAATTCAGCTCTTGACGCACTTGCTGATTTTGGTTCTTCAAGAGATACTGCTACATTAACGGTAACAAATGCAGTAAGAGGTTCAGTAACAGATGCTGCTAATGTAGATGCTGGATTTACTATTTCAACGGCTACTGATGGTACGGGTACAAAGAATAGTAATCATAAGCATCCAGAAGATGATATGGCTTGGTTTATTCAGGATGATCATTTAGCTGTTGTTACCACAAAAGGTAGTTCTTCAACAAGTGTCCAT